AGTTACGGAGTGACTCGAAACAGTACCCTTTGTCGCTGTCGGTGTGCCCGCCGTTCCGCTCGGTACTGTGACGGGGCTGTATGCGTGTCCAGTCGGTGCCGTAGTAGTTCCCGCCGATGAGACCGTCAGACTGTCTACCTGTATCTGTGTCCCCTCTTCATCGGAGAGATGCACGTAGCCGTTGCCGTCCTGCCACACATAGCCGTCGCCCGAGCCGCCAGTTCCAGTGCCCTGTACCTTCTGTCCATTAGCCGTATAGAACCATTTTGAGTTCAGTACATCACTTGCTGTTGCCGTGGTATCGGTGACGTCGGTGAACGATGCCGTACCACCACCGCTTTTAGGCAGCGTGACAGACGGAACATCCGAGTACGTCGCGCCCCATAATGATATGTTTTGTGACATAAGCCACCTCCTTTACGAGATGGACAACACTTTGGTCGTGGAATCCTGTGTGATGCTCGGGAGTGTTGCGGTACCGTCCACGCCGAAGATGCTCTTGCCGTATACGATGTTACCGCCGACAAGGTTGGCGTCACCGCTTATGGTCTGTGTGCCTGTCAGGTATGTGCCGCTCGAAATGGTCTGATTTGAGGTGCCAGGCGTGTAGGTCGCCGCTCCCTTAGTCGTTACCGATGCAGTCAGGGACACGGACGAATTACCCGCAGTACCCGCCGAAACATAACCAGCCGATACTGTCGGTGTGACTGAAACTGTTTTGCTCAGTGTCAGCGTGTTGGTTCCCGTGGATACCGATGCCGATGTGCCCGAGATCGTTGCCGGAGCTGTCGCTGATCCAGCCGATACCGATGCCGATGCGGAGCTTGAATAGTAGCCCGCAGGGACTGTGACAGTCGCACCTGATACAGTCAGGTCAGAGCTGTCGTTCTCCGATGCCGAGCCTGTTATCTTCGTGCCGTTCGCATAAGCTGTTACGCCGTTAGGCATCTGACCGCCGCTTGATAACGTTGCGTCCGATGTGTCCGTGAATACGGCCGTACCGCCTCCGCTCTTTGGGATGTCCACCTCTGGAACCGCGTTATAGGTCACTCCGTTGATTATTACATTCTGTGCCATTTATTTAGCCTCCTATGAAACTGTTAAAACTGAACCGTTCCAAGTGATAAGACCCCAGTTGGACGGTATCGGATTGATGATAATGTCTGCTGTCGCCATCTTCTGTTCGATCTCGATGGTCTGTGTGTCTGCGGTCGGCGTGAACTCGTATGGCCCGTCATAGGTCTCTGCCGCCACGCCCTGCGGTATGGTCAGCCGACCCGTGAGTCTGTGCCCCGAGTCGGTCAGCCGTCCGATTATCTGTCCGTATACGTGCATCACTTCACCTCGCCTGTAATAACGAGCCGTCCGCTGATGAACGTATCGACGCAGCCGTCCGCGTGAGTTATCTCCACATCGTAGTTGTACGCCCTGTAAGGTATCGAGGTCTCCGTCGATGAGCACGTAAAGGTCAGCGTGTCGTTCGGGATATTTTTCGAAAGAATGAGCTCATATCCCGGCTCCGTCTTGAACCCCTTGCCGAGCGCAAAACGGATGACGTCGCCCTCCTCGGGTGTGTACGGCTCCCACGTCGGTTCCGTTGCCGGAGCGACAGGGTCGACCTTGTGGAGCGGTTCGACCGTCAGGGTCAGCGTATCGCCTCGCGTGAGTGTTATGTTGTTGTTGCCATCTATCTTGAGCATTGTCTGCCCTCCTAATCTGTGCTTGGTATTTTAGCGCACTCTTCGAACAACTTCTTGATCTCGCCATTCCCGCCGAGCGAGGTATATCCGTCATAGGCTTGCTCAATGTCTGACCACTTCGCGGCTGTCCCTCCGCTGTTGTGTTTCCAGTCGCAGAGCCATTTGTACAGCACATCGCCGCCGATGGCTTTGAGCAGTTTGCGTTCGGGTGTATCACACTTGAACAGCCACTTAACAAGCTCTACAACGGTCTGTGAGCTTAATACGATACCGAAAAATGTGATTATCAGTTCCCAATTCCAGTTCACTTATATCGCCTCACTTTGCTCTGTAAACCTTTGCCCCTTTTGCATTGAGCCTCGTCTTTAACGTGTTGGTCGTCTTCGGCCAGAAGTCACCGTTCGATGCCTCCTTTATCTTTCCACCGTATGCGATGCATACGTGCTTCGGGCTGATGATGATGTCGCCGTCCTGTACCTTGCTCTTGCTGACCAGCTTGAACTTGGTCGACTTTGCGATATAGCTCGGTGACAGGCCTCTCGGGAAGTTCTTGTCGATGCCCGCCATACGGACGCAGCACCCGACATACACATCACAGCTCGCGCCCAGCTTCGCCGCCTTCGACCATTTGCGGTTCTTGCCGTATGCCGTATCGAGAGCCTTCTTGTACTCTGCGACAGGCGCACCGCTCGGATAGGTGGCCTTCTTGGTGTTCGATGTGTATGCGTAGTCGTAAGCGCACTTTGCGAGCTTCTCTGCGTTCGTCGGCTCTTCCTTGATGCGCTCAACTATCCATAACTGCGGGAGTGCTCCTCTGATGGATTTCTCGTAACAGAACCACCCGTCGTGGTTACGGCCTCCGCTGTCCTTGATGTAGAACCAGTGCTTGGAATCCTTGACCTTATAGTCGGTAAACGCCACATAGTGCCCTGATGCCGTCCAGTACGTGCCGTCAGGGGTCCTTGAGTTATCAACGAGCAAAACGCCGATGCGGTTGCCCTTGTTCAGCTCTTTCCACGCCATCGACATCGGGTCGTTTCTGCCGACCCATACGACCTTCTTGTGGCCGATGTGCTCCAGCGTCGCCTTGATCCCGCTCCACGTAGTGCCCTGACCCGCATAAGCAAAGCCCTGTTTGACCATCCACGGCCTGAGCGTCTTCGGAGTCCAGTTCTTTTTCTCTTTCTGCTCGATCGCAACATGGACACACGCACAGCACCCGCATCCGTTACCGCCGAAGCTTGATGACTTTGTCGGATAAGGGAGGCTACTCCACCTCGAGTCCATCTGCTTGTAAATCGTCTTGTTCATCTTCTGTCTCCTCTTCATCGAAGAAGTAGTCGCCTATATAGTCCGCGCACTGTTCGGCCTTGAGCTGACGCGTTACGCCCGTGCCCATACAGGCCTCTTCCGTGTAGTCGTTGTTGAACCACGTTGCGCAGAATACGATGACGAAGTTGGCCACGACCGACAGCACTCTGTAAATGAGGTCGATGGTCGGGTTATGGAATTGTGCGAAGTCGCTCGCCATCAGTGCCGTATTGAAGCACGTTGCGATGACAAGGACAGTCCTGATCTTTGTGCCTGTGTTCATTGTGGTCTCCTAATTTACTTTGAGTGTTTGTACCTCGACATCGATCATGTCCTCGTAGGTGTTCGCGCCCACATTCCTGTACCACACTTTGAGGTAGCCGTCGTTGTTGAGGTTCCATCCCATAACAGTGAACGCGCCGGGATGGTCTTCGAAATATATCGACTTGATGCCCGACACGGTGTATCCGCTCGGTACATTTAGGTTGAATGTCACGCTACCCGTGCCGCCAGGTGCCGTGCTCGGTATATCTTCCTGTTCCGACAGCTCCGATGTGCTCAGGCCTAACGTAACATTTGACGAAAGCGCGTGCCCCTGTACCGTTCTCGATGTCGGAACCGCACCCACATAGGCTGCATTTATCTTCGTGCCGTTGACCTTATAGTCGCCCGTGATGTCGATGTCTCCGTGGGCGCTGAAGTCGCCCTCGAAGTCCATCACAGGAACGGCAAAGACGCGGGTGTACTCTTTTGTTACCTTTGGATACGTGCCCACGACCCCGCCCGGGTCGATGACCGACTGCGCTACGTTCATCTGGAAGTAGTCGTCATTCAGTCTGCTGTAGGTGAATACCGTCCTTTGATTCCCGACATCCACCGTCCTCGTTGACGGGAGGCTCGTAGATGAGTCAGCCACCGATACGGTGAACGAACTGTTGACGGTGGTGTTCGTGATGACCTTTACGGTGTACGATGTGCCGTAAGCCATCGCCTCCATCGTCGATCTCGGATTGCCAGCAGGGGTCTGATTGATCACGGTCGTTGTGACCGTCTCGGTCCTCGACTCGCCTGATGCGTTGATGTTCAGAATATCGTCAGGACCGTTGCTTATCTTGAAGCCGTCGCCGTTCAGTTCCGAGTGGTAGCCGTCAAGCGTTCCGAGTATGGCCGAACTTCCGAACTGCGCTATAGGAAGCTGACTGCCGTCATTGGCGTAGAAGTTGATGCCCGAGTTAGTCCACGAGGACATCAGGGCACCGTTATAACTTTGGAGTATGCCCGCATTGGTTATGCGCGTGGCATAGCCTGTCGAGTATGTCCCCTCGTCTTCTGTAACGTATGCGCCTGTGTTGTCATACCAAAAGTGGTTGTTCATGCTGTTGAACGCGATATTGGTCTCGACCATCGACTGGTCGCCCGAGTCGAGTATCGGTGCGCTCGCGTAGCTTGTGCCGTCCGCATAGTAAGTGACGGTGCGCTTCCAGTAGTATTTGCCCTGTACGTATTGCGGGAGCTGCGTCGACCACGAGCCGTATGCGCTGAACGTGCTGTTACTGTTTGACAGGCAGTATTCAGTCTCGACCCTCGTGACCTTCGCGTTGCCGACGGCCGTGTTGTAGTCGAGCTGAAGCACCCACGATGAGCCGTTCCACCGATATGTCTTGCCGTTAGTGCTGTCCACCAAGTAGTCGCCGACCTGAACGCCCGTGTATGTGCCGGTGTTCGTGCCGTAGAATATCGTGGTCTTTCCGTCGACAAGGTCGAACAGGTTCGCGCTCGTCGATGAGTACGCCTCCCACTTCTGTGTCGATGCGTTGTACTTGTATATGCCCTGCGGGTGTATCGTCACACCGTCCACGGTCATGTTCGATGTGCCCGTATAAAGCCACAGATCTCCGTCGTGCTGTTCTCTCAGGTCTGCTGTTGTCCAAGCCGATGCGGGATTCGTGGATTGTGCCCACGTTTCTATCTTCGCATCCACCTGACTGACAAGTTCCTCGCGGAGCAGTCTCAATTCGTTGGTTGTCTGATTGTATTTGGTGTCGTAGTTGTTCGAGATGACCGATGCGAACGTTGCCGACGGTGTCCCGAGTTCCATCTCGTCATAGCGGTCTAACAGCGTATTCCATACGACCTTTATGACCTTGATACGCAGTCCCGATATGTTGTACATCGGAACATCGACTACCACCGTGTCACAGAGGCTGACTTTCTGAAGCGGAGCAAGGCTCGCGTATTCAGCCGTCTGCCATAACTGCACGAAGTTGACTGTGATGTTCTGCGACGGGAGCCATGCGTAAGAGTCTGACAGTTTTGATGTCGCCGCAGACCTCAGCCCGCTCTCCGTCGGCTGACTTTCGAAGTCGCTTGACATGTCGACGGGTATCATCACCGTTCTGCCGTTCGGGAGCGTGTTGTTGGAGCTGATGTATTTCTCCGTCAGCGTGACCAGTGTGCCCGTGCTCTCGCCTGTCGTCGAGTCGTACTCTTCTCCGTACCAGTAAGGCACGATGGCGTTGTAGGTCTCCGAGTAGTCCACCTCGTTCTCGAACTCGACAAGGTTCTTGCCGTACCTGATTGAGACGTCCGTGTCCGTGCCTCTTGAGGAGTACAGATACACGTTGAACAGGTCGAACTTGTATTCACCAGTCCCGAACACATCAAGCAGACTGCCCTCTTCGCCTCCGAGCAGACCTCTCAGCGACTTCGGCACCGTTACCTCATACGAGGCCGATACGCTCTTATCCGTGCTGAAGCTGAACGGGTTCGTACCGATGCTGTTGGTCTTCAGGCCCGCGATGGCCGTCGCACACGTCGATGCCGTGAACGGCTCCACCACGATCTCGTTCAGTCT